ATTCTCGTTAAACCAGTAGCCGTAATAACTTTATTATTCTTTATTAGATCATCACTACCACACTCTGGACAACTGCCCCTATCTTCCCCAAATATTACTCCATAATGTGTTTTAGGTTCAATATGCTGACTTAATGCCTTAAATACCTTTTCAAGTAATACAACATCCTTTTTACAGTATTTAATCATATCCTCCATTGCTTTCTTGTCCTTATGCAATAAAATATCCTTCCATAAACCAAATTCAGTCTTGATCTTTTGACCTATGCCCAAAAAGTCTGCTATGTAATTTAGTCTGTTAGAATTAAATCTAAACTTAGACCTTGCAACCTTTAAAGTATCAATTGTCGTGTATTTAGGGAACATTTCTATTGAATGATAAAGGCATCTGGTTCTAATCCAAGATAAGTCGAATTTATCGCCATTATGCCCGACTAATTCAGTAGCCGTATTTGCCACTTCAATAAACTTTTGGAGCATTGCCTTATCGTTTTGCTTTGCATCCCAGTTTAAAGAATAGACTTCCTTTTCTTCTTCCCACTTGTAGCAAATGCAGATAATCGCACGTTCTTTGATAATGTTGGAATAGTCGATATTCTTTTTAAATCCAGCTTCCCAGAATAGACCGATGTTAGGCGAAGTTTCAATGTCAAAGAATAGCCTTTTCCTTTGTGTTTTTGTTGTTGCCATATGTTTTTTGTTGGTTATGCAATTGAGTTTAAAATAAGGTCTGCTTCCTCCTCTCTACGCTTGACCAAACCATCGAGTCCTACATTTTCCCAAAGTCTTTTACTTCGTTCTATTTGATCTGCTATTCCTTCGTAATCTTGTTTGGCAACTAAATCAACTATTGCCCTCATTTCCTTTCTTCTATCCCCTTCTAATTTATTGCCTCTATTATATATCATCGAAACCAGCGCGCCCCTTGTATCTTCATTTAACGTGTCGAGTTCTGGGTATATTGCCTTAGTTAGTTTATAATATTTAGGAATTGACTTATTAACGAACACATCGTATGCAAAATTGTATGGAATCCTAACTTGTAGTATTTCGCCTCTCATCATCGGTTTAACCGCTTCGCCTTTTATTCCGATAACCTTTCTTAGTGCGTGTAAGAAATTTAAATTCAAGCCATCCCAATCGCTAAAGAATTGTTTTTCAGTTACATAACCGCAATCGTAGCCAATCCCAATCGTACAACCAGAATCGCCACCTGCCCATATAGGCTTTTGGTATTTCTTGTCATAGACTTGCCTACCGCCAATCTCGTGCTTGATTATCATTTCTATTGCCTTCTTGGAGATCATAACATTACATTTATGAAATAAACCATACTAATTACCCAAAAAAGTAACCCAATACCTAAAGCGTTTCTTTCGTTGTTTTTCATTTGTTAGACCATTTATCTATTGAAGCAAATCCCATACAAGCACAAACCAACCAAAAAACAAGGTCAGCTAAATGCTCATTAATATTTGCCTTAAATACGAATGTGCCGAATAAACATAAAGCGCCTATTGTCGCAATAACTCTCTTATGGCTTATTGCTCCATTCTCACCAGCCAACATATTAAAAATAAACTGCTTCATATTAAAACTTTTTATAGTAACCTAAAGAATATCCGTTCATTGTAGCATTTGCCGTAAATAAGGTGTTTTTAGCCGTTTTAAATGCAATTGAACCTCCTATACCAATTCTTCCGTTATAGTGGTTTAAATCGCCTATAAACCCCAAATAGAGTTCATTTTTAGGCTTTCGATCATTAAAAATCGTTTTATAGATCACTTTTTCGTTTATTTGAGCCATAAACGACCTGCCAATGATTGAATTATTACTGATTGTGTCTTGAATGTATGCGTATCCTAACGAATCAATGCGCATAGTGTCCGAATAGACCTTTACTTGGTTGTAGTCTTTAACGATTTCTACTGTGTCCGTAAATTCTATAAAGAATGTGTCTAAAACGACAAAAGGGATTGATTCCCCTTTAATATATTTAGTGAATGTTTTTTCTTGGTAAACTGTGTCCGTTACCACTATTGGATCGACTTTAGTCGAAGTTGCGTCATCAAAGATGAAAAAGATAAGAACCGCTATTAACAAGACGATTACAAAATCTTTCATTACTTAAATCTTTTGGCAGCCTTAATGTAATACCTAATGGCAAAAATACCAGAAATAATAGCAATCAAACTCGCTATCAAAGAAACTATGGGTTGTACGTTTACAACACTAATAAATGCGGATGTTCCGCTAACGATAGTTAATAAGTCCGAATGATTGCTATTATGTACCATTACGCTTCTTTTTCTTCTGTTTGTGAATTTTGCTCTTGCGCAATCTTACCCAAAAACTGCAATAACGGAAGTCCGTAAGCAGTAGGGATTGTTTGAATAAAAGCCTCTAAATCCTTTACTTGTTGTTCTGTTAGTTGTAACATATGTTTATAGGTTTATACAAATATAGTTAATTCCTTATTTATTCAGCAATTATTTCTTCTGGAGCTGGTGGAACTGGTGGAACATAATCTCCAGTTATAGTCAAATTAAGTTGAGTTGCTACCCAATCCCAAGCGTATGAGTCTACTTCCCATTGTGCATATGCTTCTCCAGTCATTGTTAAATTACCTTGTGCTACTTGAACATCTAAATTACCATCTTCTTTTAATGTCTGTAAAGAATAGTAAAAAGTTGCACTTGTGCCTAAAGTTACATTTACTGCATAAGCGTTTAATACTTTAGCTTCTAATACTTGTCCATTATCCCAAATTGATACTGGTTGAATTGTTTTCATTTTATTTTATTTTATTTTTAAATTGGAGTATAAGTTCCAGTTGGAGATGTACTATATGCTAATCTTAAAGTTGTACCACTTCCAAATCCGTCAATTTTATCTATTGTAATATTGTTTGAACTATTATTAGGTATTGCAAAAATACCAGCAGGTACACTTGGAACTGGACCAGTTACGTTAGAGTAAATATCTTGACCATAAGAAGTGATAACTGCACCGCTAATTCTAATATATTGAGAACCTAAATACATAGTATCGTTATTAACTACACCGCTATTTAAACCAGCACTATTAAATAATAACTTTACATAAACAGTGTATGAGTTATAATTGTATAAAGTACCAATTGCAGAAGCATTACCACTTGTAACTGGATATAAACCGCTTGATACAGTAAACACAACACCAGCAGAAGGAGCAGTTAAATCCGCCTTATAAACTAACTGATTTGATGCCTTAGAAGCATACCCAGCGTTTGATGTATTTATATTAACGTACGTATTAGCATCTGTCTTAGTAATACATTCATTAGAAGCAGGAATAGAAGTCTTAGCAGTAAATACTCCAGTATTAACCGCATCTTGAAGATTGTTAAAGGTAACTGTTTGATTACTTGCTAATGTACTCCAAGGCATTATAATAGTTTTTTAATAAGTTCTTCTAATTCTGCTATTCTATTTTCAAGACTTGCAATCTTAGCAGTATGAACTTGAGTATAAGACAAATTTAAGAAACCATCATTACCTTCCGTTACTGCACTTGGCAAAATTTCTTGTAAATCTTGTGCGTAGTAACCTAATTCCTCTTTGTCATATTTAACGTACAATTTAGGCTTAATTGATTCAATTCCTTTGATTGTAGGGTTGTCTGTTATTTCTTTCTTTAAACGCTTATCTGAACTTTCAAAGAATGCAGTTGCGGTAATAGATACAGTAGACACAACAGATGTTAAATTAAATCTTATTACTTCTGTATTTGCAACATAAAAAGCGTGTCTACCACTATTACTACCGCTTGTATGATATTGTAAGTCATAAGCTGGTCCAGCCGTAAATCCTTGAATAGTTGAACCACTATTAAAAATAAATAGTTTTACCCCAGCATCTGTATAACCAGTTGAATATTCGTTAGGGAACCTTATTGTAGTAAATCCACTTGAAAGAGCAGATTGACCACTTGAACTTCCTCCTGCTAAAATTACATTGCCATTAACTTGTAACCTACCTAACCCATTGTCCGTTCTTGTACCTATTAATACATTATTACCTTGTGAGTTTAAAGATAAAGGTCTACCACCCCAAGTTTGAATCCATCCGTCAACACCATTTTCAAAACCCATTGAAAATTTATCAATACCTCCACTTGCTGGAGAAGCACTACCATTAAAAGCAATAATACCCCCACTTGTTATACGCATTCTTTCGGTAGAAGATGTACCAAATATTGCGTTACCATTAGCATAATTATAGAAGTATGAATCAGTCCCAATTTCTCCCAACATTAACCCTTTATCGCCTCCACTTGTAGTTGTTGTGTTAGTTATATTTATTCTACTATCAGTACCATTGTTTCTGTAAAATTCAGAAGCATAGTTAGCAGAAGAAGATACAGTTAATGCGTTATTTGGCGAAGTTGTTCCGATTCCTACATTGCCACCAAAATAAGTTATACCACCATTAGGTTGTATTTCTAATCTTACCTCTGTCGCTGAACTTCCCCATTTTACTGCATCCAACTGCATTGAAGTTGTACCACCTTGAACAAATCGTATAGCAGCGTCTGTACTTACTCCATTACCAAACAACCACCTACCAGCTAATCCATCAGCTTGTCCTAAATAAGAACCATTAATTTGAAAATTAGTACCAGCCGTTACACTACTTGAGAATGTAGCAGCACCAGTAGAGGCGATTGTAAGTCTTGTAGCACCAGCAGTAGTAGAAGTAGTACCAGTTAAAAATAATAAACTACCAGCTTCGTGAGCAATAATGCTTCCAGTATTACCAGTTGTTGCTAAAAATCTTAACGCTGGGTAATCGGTTGCACCTAAATTTAAAGCGTATTTCCAACCACCATAACCAGCGACAGATTGAAAAATATCATTTTTTGCATAAGGAGTATCAGTACCAATTCCTACGTTGCCAGAAGTTGCTATTGTTACCGCCCTTGTTGAGTTAGGCCAGAAGCTAATAGGCACACCAGAAGCTCCATATAATAATACTTCATTAGGTGCAATATCTGCGGAAGCATCTGGAATACCGATATAACCTTTGTAAAAACCAGTTGGATAATAATCGCAACCAGCACCATATCCGGTTGTACCAGTACTTATCATCCTCATTGGAGCAGCACCAGAAACATCTAATTTTGAAACTGGGTTACTTGTTCCTATTCCTACATTACCAGAAACTGATATTCGCATCTTTTCTCCATCCGAGGTATTAAATACTAAAGGATGTGCAGACTGTGAACCAATAACTACTGCATCCCTAAATGATGGGTTTCCAACAGTTGAACCACCTATACCAAAGTATCCAATTGCAGTTGTCATAGCACCACTCATTATAATACTATTATATGAAGTAGTTGCAGTTAATGGTTGATAAAATCTTGTATTATAAGTATTGTTAGATGAAAAAACATCTAAAGCATAAAGGCTACCTGCGGGGTTATTAATAGCTACATATCCTCCATTATCATTAATAGAACTATTCCCTATTGTAGAAGCAGCAGTAAATTTAGGTAAATAGTTTGTAGTACCAGTTCCAGTTACTGGATTAGTTAAAGCGTTTTGCTTATTGTTAAAAGTATTCCAATCAGTAGAACTTAAATATCCACTCGTAGTACTATTTGCTAAAGATATTGAAATAACATTTGAAGATATGCTTAATGGGCTTGAAGCACTTGTTATTCTATTAGTATATGCAGTATCCCAGTTTGATTGTGATGCCGTAGTAGGTATAGAATATCCAGCGGTAAAAGTAACCGCTAAAGTACCAGAACTTGTAATTGGAGAGCCAGTAACAGTTAATCCAGTTGGTACTGACATTCCCACACTCGTAACAGTCCCTAATGGATTTGATGCCCAAGATAATGTAGAACCATCTGTTGTTAAAAATTTACCAGCATTACCAGTTTGTGTTGGGAAATTAGCTACCCAAGTATATGCATCATCCCAATTGCTTTGCTTTACGTTTGTAGGCAAAGAATATCCAGATGCAAAACCTAAAGCCAATGTACCACTTGAAGTTATAGGATTACCGCTTACACTAAATCCAGTCGGAACAGATAAATCAACACTGGTAACAGTTCCAACACTCCAGCTTCTATCTGCACTTAAATCGTAAGCAGTTCCATTTATAGTTAAACTTCTCGTTGTAGGTACTGGAGTATATCCCAAAGCAGTAGGTATGCTCTTATTCTTCCATAGGCTTGTTGCACTATCCCAAAATATACCTTCGTTATTAGATACGCTTGTAATTGAAACATCGTGTAATTCTTCTAACTCATATCCGTTTTGAATCTTTACAAATATAGAACCATTACCACCAGCTTTCTTAATCACATAACCGATTAAAACTAAGTTAGCTGGAGCAGTAGGCTTAACGTTGGTAAATGTACCAGCAGTCGCACCTAAATAAAGAGCATCCCCTTCATTGAACGCTAAAGTATTTAATCCGTTTACCATTCCACTTATCGTAACAAAACCATCAGATCCGTGAGGAATTGTTTCAGTTACGACACCAAAAGTTACGCTTGAAGTTGATTCTAAAGTATTTGAAGCTAAAGCAACCGAAGGTAATTGACCAGTTGAACCAGTTACATAAACCACTTGACCATCTGTTAAAGTTGATCCAGTACCATTATGAATTAATGCTCTTTGTTCTTGACCTATTTGTAAGGTAGTATCTCCATCGCCATCTATTAATTGTAGCGTTCTATATTCACTATCCCAAGACAAAGTACCAACAGTTGTAGGCACACTTGAAGGAGTTAAGTTAAATTGACTGTAATCAGCTTTTATTCCGTAAGTACCTAAGTCTACATTCCCAGTTGCGCCAGTATAAGGCACTAAACCGTTTAAAAAACTTGTAGTTGGTATAGTATATCCACTTGCTAAAGATAAAGCCAAAGTACCGCTTGTAGTGATCGGATTGCCACTTATAGCTAACCCAGTTGGTACAGTCATATCTACCGAAGTAACTGTTCCGTTTTGACCATTTGATTTTTGCCAAGTACCGCTCCCGTATAAAACCCAATCTCCTATGTTAAAGCTAATTGGACCAGCACCAAAGTCTACTGTTCCAGCTACGTTACACAAATACATATCTCCAGCATCGCCAACACCATTTGTCAAAGTAGGCGTGTTAGTAGCAGCGTTCCAAGTTCCCAAATAAGTTACAACCGAAGCTGGTAATTGAGAAACTGGGACTTTACCACTTGAATCTAACGTAGCGACACCATTTGCTCCGCCTAAAGGTACTGAATCGACAACCCCAGCAGTTCCAGTAAGGACACCATTAAGATTACGAACTTTAGCACCAGATGTTATAACTATTTGATTTGACATATATTTTATTTTTTATTGAAGCAATGCTCTTACGAACTCCCCTGCTTCTAATGCTCTACTAAATGTTAAAACCCCAGTTGATGAAACCCACTTCACTTCTTCATCAATTGGAGTGCCAGTTGTTATAATTGTTTGAACATCAATACCACCCCTTGAAACATACAAGCAAGAATAACCAATTGCATCTACCCAAGTTATTGTTGTTTCTCCACCTATTGCCGTATATCCTTTGCTCTTAACTGGGTTTGCACCAACTATAATTACTCCTTCTGGGTTCACTGTTGTTCCAGTTATATTATAAGCACCAGTACCTTGTAGGCTCACGTTGTAAGTCGCTACATCTTTGTATGGCGCATTGATAGCTATGTTAGTAATATTTGCCGTTCCGCTTATAATAGACAAGCCATCAACTCCGTTATCAACAACGAACTTAATTTCTATTGGCTCACGTGCCAACTGTTTTTCAAGCATAAATAAGTATGAAAATCCAGTCAAAGTGATTAAACCATCACAAGATAAAGTCCAACTGGCAACATCGTTCTTATATTCACGAAACCAAGCGCTTGATTGAGAAGTAACCTCTTTTTGGTCTACAACAACATCAAACGTACAATTTGTACTACAAGCAAATTCGACATCGACCTCTGGATCTACGTCTGTTCTATGCCAATATAAAACCACATTTTTTCCTATTACTGCTGCCATATTACAAATTTAACAAATTATCCGTATGCCTCCAATATTACACCACTTGAACTGATTTTAAATGCTCTAAACGATGTATCAGTAGTCATTACCTTCCACCACAAAGAAGCACCATTAAATGTAGTTCCTAAAGTTTCATTTACATAATAAACATCTCCAATCGAAGGTGCGCCAATATTCTCCAAGTAAATTATATTACTTGTAAGAGGAGCAGCATATGCTTCTTCTTTAGTTAAGAATCCATTAGACCTAAAGTGTCCATATCCAGTTTCAGTTGTTGACAAATTATTTGTGTCATAAATAGTTGTCATAGTAGTTTCAATGTTATCTGGATTAACATCTAATAAAGTAGCGCTTATTACATCATTTGGCAAATCCATTGTAGAATTACCGATTATGTATTTTTTATTGCTAACGCTAATTTGAGAAGGATCAGTATCAGATGCGGTTATCATCATAGCACCACAAAATCTGCCGTCTGTTGTTTCCATACCCATAAACGAAGCATCTAAATTAATTATATTTTTATTTAATACGTTAGAGTATTGTTTTACAACTAATTCGCTTAAACTTCTATAAGTTTCATCTTGAAATTCTTGTCTATACCAATTCTTTAATATTGCACCAGTAGAATCGCTTAAAAATCCTTTGTAACTATAAAAACCATCATTTACGTCATTGAATCCCATAGGTAATTCAATTTCTAATACATATTCTTCTGTATCGTTAATAAAACTTTCAGTTGTTACCTCCTTAAAAAACGGAACAATAACTAAATGAAAATTATTAGCTTCAATAGATGCAACTGTTGTTTTCCAGTAAGAAACAGTTGTTTCATTTACAATTAATTCAACTACTAAATCTCCACTTGCAGGTGCTGGAGGTGTTTCTATATTAACATTTGCTCTTGGGTTATCGCCATCAAATGCTTCATAATAATATTCATCTGCGCTTCCAGTAGCAATTACCCATTTATTTTCCCAATTTAAATAGTAATCATCTGTTGCGGTATTTATTTGAACTTTTAATAAAAAAAGAGCATCTGGACCACTTGCTGGTGTTCCTAAACCAACAACATCAAAATTTATTTTTAGTACTTCATTCAACCCAATATTAGGTAAATTTAAAGGAGCAACAGTTGCATAATTTGGACTTGTTGGAGGTGCTAACATTATCCAAGAATTAAATTTCCTATCTGGATATGATTTTATGTATATCGTTCCACCATTCCTTGATGCAATCCAACTATAAGCGTTACCTTCCGTTGGGCTTACTACTGTGTAGTTCTTTAAGTCCCAGTTTGTTATGTAATTACTTGGATATTCAATTACTTTGTTAAATCTAATCTTATTATATCCTTTTCTAATTAGTTTAAACTGGCTATTGTCTACAAAGAATAAGCCGCTTGTATTATTAGTAAAGCCTTCAATATTACCAGTTAAATCTTGCGTAAATCCACCGAAAACTGTTCCATTTGATAAGTAAACAGTTGAGTAGTAAGAATCTTGCGCAAATTGAGTTAAAGGCACAATATAAAAGTTACCTCTTGACTGAAACAACCTTGCGCCAAAAGACTTTACTATTTGAGTTAAAACATCAAGACAATTTGTTGGTTCTTGATTGTCATTAACAAAAGTTGCATAATTAGCATATGTTTGGTTCAAAGGATCTGCTGCCACATTATCATCTCTATTGTTCATTCCTTCTGCATAAAAGCTAATTCCACTAATTATGTTATATGTTAAAGGATATTGTAGCTTTGACAAGCAATTTGATATGAATGTAATTAATGTATCAGTATCTACTAATGTGTAATCAGTTGGCAAATACAAAGGTATTCTTTCAAGCATACCTAATCCATCAATAGCATTAAATGCTAATTGTTTTCTACCAGTTGAAAATAAATATTGAACATTATCACTTAAAACCCAACCTTGCCAATCTAAGTTTGATTCACTAAATAGTCTTACAAAGTATTTACGATCATCTAAAGTCGTGAAGTCTGGCATATTTTCTACATCATCAGTTACATCTATTGCTACATTTAACTGGCTTACATAAATAGGCTCAAATGCATTATCGCTTCTTGGGATGTATTGCATTTGCATACTTACACAAGGATATTCTATTATATCTCCAACATATCCATCTTCATAAATATTTAAAATGCTTGTTACATCTGCTTTTGTTGCGGAAGTAATTCTATATTTAATTTGATATGCCATTAGTTGCCTCGTCTTATGTTTAAGTTATTATTTGCTCTTTGAGTAGCTAAAACCAAATCAGAACCTTTAAGTATAAATTCACCTATAAAATTACCACCTCCCATTGATAACCCACTTGTATTAACACCTGCTGGTATTGGTGCGCCACCAGTTATTGCAGCCATAATTGTTTGAAATAACAATGCTTGAGCAACCATTGAAGCTAATTGTATTATAATTTGCTTAAATGCCAATTCCAATGCTTTGCCTACATCCTCGCCAATAACCATTGCTTGAATTACACTATCAAAAGCTGGTGCAAGTAAATTTGTTATTTCTTGCGTTTGTTTTAATTGAAAATTAAATAATTCTTGTGCTTTAGCAAGTCTTTCCATTTCTAATGCTCTTTCAACTGCGTCAACGCCATTATAATTGCCACCAAATGTTTGTGGTGCAGATGGAATTGTAGGAGTTTGAGGCGTATCCATTAAAACTGGGTTAGTTGCATCTGGTGCTAAAGGTCTTGCCTGACCTCCTATTCTCTGTATATTATCTGCAATTTGCTTTGTTGAATTAGCTAATTGTTTAGCACCCTTATCTAACTTAAAGAATGGATTATCTAAAGCTAATGTTATAGTGTTATTTAATTCTTTATTTAAACTTATAATACTACTTCTTAAACCTAATGCAGCATTTCTTGCATCTATATTTGCGTTTTTTGCTTTAGATACAGAAGCAGCTTGTACTATTGAAGCATCGGCATAACCATTAGACATTTTAGAAGTCATTTCTAAAGTCTGATAGTATTCCCTTCCAGTTTGTAAAATCTTTTTATTTGCGTCTGCTAAAGCTATTGTCTTATTAGCAATTTCGTCAATATATCTTGAAGTTATTGCTTGTGCAACTAATGCTTTTGTATATAAATCAACTGCAAGTCTTGCTTGATCCACATTTGTAATTGTAGAAGCGTATGCAGCATTTACTTTACTTAATTCATTTTTTACTGCATTTAATGCCTCTGCCCTTCTTTCATCACTTACACTTGCATTTTGTGTAATATTTAAATATGCTTGTAATCTTATACCAGTTTCACTTGCCTCTGCTCTCGCATCTTTTAACCCTTGTGCAAATTTTTCTTCTGCTTTTGTAGCTTCATTAGTACCATTAATAAAATCTGCTATTTTAGGACCAAATGCGACAATAATAGAAGAAACTGCACCTAAAGCTAAACCTATACCAGCTGGTCCCATTAAACCACTCGCCATTGCCTTTAAAGCACCACCAGCACCACCAGCCTCTTTGCTTAGTCTTTGGAATGATTCAAGTAAAGGGTTTAAGTTGTTTGCAATACCTATAAATCCGTAAGGAGCATCTTGCGCAACCCTTGATAGGTTTGTTAAAGCGTTGGTAGCTTGATTGCTTGTGCTTGGCAACGTTTTAAATGCATTACCTAACTTTTGAGTTTCGGTAACTGTTTGTTGGATATTTTGTACCGCTTGTTTATTGTCAGCGGTTATCGTAATTTTTAACGTTTCTTGTGCCATTTTATTATTTTACTCCATACAACTTTAATGTCCTTGCCAATTGTTCATCTGTTAGTTTAGGACTATCATCTACTTCATCCGTTTGATCACTCGGTAAAGGAAAAAACGCCTTTAAACTCTTAGGACTTTTTTCGTTAGTATTTGCTTTATATATCAAATAACTAATCATCCTTGTTCTTTCCCACTCCCTTATTTCCTTGTTCTCGTAAGCCTTTTTATATAATAAAAATTCTCGCCACGTCAATTGCCAAAACTCGTTAATCGTTAAGCCAACTTCAATAGCGAGAATAATTATTGAGTCCCAACTATAAAACCCTAATTTTTTTTTTCATCCGTCCCCTTATCTGGCTTTAGGTCTGGAGTCATTGAGTCTTGCATATATTGCATAAACGCAACCAATTGACCATCCTTTGCAGATAACCCACCAACTTCGTCAATCCATTCGCAAACTTCAAACTCTGCGAAGTCAATAGGCTTTTTAAGGCTCTTATATCCACTTTCGGCTGCGGCTTGAACAATATGAACAATGGTGTCCAAATCATAAATCCCGCTTGACAAAACTTCAATTAACTCCATTAGGTTTTTATTCTCTAACTCGCAAAATCGTTTCATCGCCCAAGTTCCCCACTTAAGAGGTATTGTGTTGTTGTTGGTCTTAAGTTCAAACATATGTTTTTATTTTATTTATACAGTTTCAGTCTGCGTCAAAGGAGGAGTAGTTACTACGAAAGTTGCAGTAAATTTAACATCATCCTTATCATCAGCAGTTACACCAAAATCGCTAATAAAAACTTGTCCGCTATAAGTAATATCTCCAGCACTTGGAGTTGCCTTACCCATCTTAATATTGAAAGATGTTTTAGCAGCGTGTGCAGCATACAATTGTTGGTAGCTATCTTTCGCTGGAGTTCCAGTTTCGTCAATCGCAAAACCTTCACACTCAATTGTTTGAGAAAAAGAAGGACTTGGAGTGTAAGAATCTCCACACTTAGAAGTAGCATCAATTGTACCTAAAGTTGATGTAATTGAGTTAGATGTCAAACAAGCTACTGGCTTGAAAGTTGCATCTCCGTCTATGTCAGCTAATAGGATATAATCTCTACCGCTTACTTTTGTTTCTGCCATTGTATTTAATTTTAAATTTGAGTTATAGTTATGTTATAAGTTATTAATACTCTAAAAACGTTATCGGTCGGGTTTAAGCCATCTAAATTCCTAATGCTCTCAACACTTAAACTTGAAGCAGTAAATCCGTTTGCCAACGTTATTGTTGTATCCGAGTTTATTGCGTTCAACACTAAATCACTTATCGCTTCCGCACGTTTATAGCCAAAGTTAGCATTTTTTGTAATAATATCAACTGTTATTGAAATACTATTAGTAAACCCAGTTTTACCTTGTTCTTGACTTGATGTTCTACCAGTCATAACGATGTATTCATCTCCTGCGCCTTCTGGTGCAAAACCATCATAAACGACCAATCCACTTGCACTTGTCAAGTTGGTATAAAACCATTTCTTTATTTCTATATTAGGATTAAGCATTTAATAACTTTTTTACTCTTTGAATTAATTTAGGCTTTTCGGCTTCATACGAAGGTATCAAAAATGGTTGTGGTCTTATATTTATTTTTCTTAATCCTTTACCTTTAAATACACGAGCCAACTCGTCATATCCAGCTGGTATAGAAACACTTGCACCAGTCCCAAATTCAATATAAGGCGCATATTTTGCCTTTGCCTCTACCTCGTATGTTAAGTCAGTTATTGGGTTTATAACTATACTTCCTCTTAAAAAACCTAAATCTATTGGAGCAAGTCGCTTGGCACTGGATAAAATTGTTAAAGAAGATGAATTAATTTCATCCGCTAAATCTTGCTTTAAATTCTTGTCTATCTTTTCTAAAGCATCTTTTATCTCTTTTATACCAGTTAGACTTAAACCAAATGCCATTATCGGTAAATTATTAGTTCCAAAAATCTATGTTGATTCTCTACATCCTTAATAGAATGGATAGTATAACGCACATTTTCAACCTCAACTTCGTAATCATTTTGTATAGTAACACCATAACGTATATAAAGCCTTTTTCTTTGATCAAATTGTAATTCAGACTCATCTATTGCACGGGACTTATTATCTGGTCTTAAATCGCCCCAAACAGTCGTTTGTAGAGCAAATGAGGTTGTGTATCCACCTTGCCCATCGCTAACACGAGTTGCAGCGTAAATTTTGACCTCACGAGTCATTGTGTTTGCGTCAATATAGTTTGCTTTCGCTTTTCCTAACTTCATATTATAAAATTGGGCTTATTCTTGTCCATCTTTGGCACGCCTTCCACGCTTTATTACAAATACCAGTGTCGCTATCCAACCCTCTATTCTCGTAATCGTAGCTAACTTGGTCTAAAATAGCTAATTTAAGATCTGTTGGGATAGTTGTATAACCAGCCTCATAAGTAGCCTTTAAATTGCCGTAATGCGGGTAAGCTAATTTAGGGAACTCATCTCCGATTAATTGTAGGTTTGTTCCAGTAATTTCTAAAGCGTTTTGTTCCATATCGAACAACTGAAACGTGCTAATGTCAATTGGACCAAAAGGTATGTCAAAATCTCCGCTAATATTGTTAAAATAAGTTGTTACATCTTTAGGAATCAAACTTAACCCAGTTGCCACCTCGATAGCTTCCCTTGCTTGTGTTATCATTAAAGTGATTAATGTATCATCTGCGTTGGTTGTTACCCTACAATAGTTTTTAGCTTCTGCAAGTGTAACTGGTTCAACTATTGGCGCAATAGGTACTGCGCTAAAGTCATTAATATAATTGGAATAAGCCATATACTTCTTTTTACAAAATTACTTAATTATTCTTATTCTTTCTATTTTTTGCTGCAATGCTTAATTTAAGCCTCCATTCATCAGTAATTACCCTTGCTTTTAGCTTTTGTCTATGTTCTTCACTTAATCTACGACCACTCATTGATTCACTAATTTTATTTTTAGTTTCATCTGTTCTTTTCAATCCTTTCCTTGCTTTACTTAATTTTTCTTTCCATTCATCACTTTGCTTTTTACCCCTATTGCCATTACCAAGTTTTATCCTTGATTCTTCTGTTAATATTCTTTCTTTGTTATATTTAATAACGGCATCAATGGCATTTTGATTTGCTTTTCTGCCTTTTAAAGCATTACTTATTTTTTTCTTGCTTTCTTCACTATGTCCACCACTAAAATCATTTGTTTTAACTAAAATACAATTTAATCCGTTTTTACTTGTCGAATCGTACATTTCTTGAAAATACCTTTCCAACTTGTTTAAATCATCTTTAGAACATTCAGCTATCAATTGAAACTTATGATTTTCAACTCCATACTTAACCAATGAATTATAAATTCTTGGTTGCTCTTTGCACTTCAATAATTTGTAGTGCCTTAATCTTCTTGCATAGTCAATAGTTTGACCAATATAAACTTTACCTTTTGGGTTTGTTATTTTATATATTCCTATCATAAAAAAGGGGTGCAGCTTTTATACTACACCCCAAAGATAGGATATTTACTTTAACATTAAGATTATATCTTAAGCAACATTGCCCATATCAGCATAAATTGCACTTGTAGTAAGCATGAGATTGATGTCTTCGTAGCACTCTATTCTCGCAGTTACCAAGTTCTTTTGGAAGTTATCTCCATTCTCGTAAGAGAACTCGATAGCTAAACCTTCAACTTCAACACGCTCTAAGTAGCTTGAATCGAAGATCAATACTTTGTCATCAGTTACCCAAGATGCAGATACAACTGGAACACCCCAGATTGTAATACCGCCGTTAGGAGAAACTACAACAGATCCGTTACCAGCATAGTAACCAGCAGCAACAGTAGCTTTCAATAATCTACCCATTTGAGTTTGAGATACTAAAGCGTAAGAAGGAACGAAGTTTGCAGTCTTTTGGTTACCGATGTAATCGATCAACTGTAATAAATCGTTAGTTTCAGAAGTTGTTGTAGAACCAGTTGCAGCACCAGATACAGTAGAGAAGAAAGCAGCGTTCTCAGCTTTGAAGAAATCTCTTTGTAACATTCTTGGTAAAGTTTGAGTCATAAAAGGTAAAGACTTCAACATTTGCTTAGAGAATGTAGAGAAACCAGCTAAGTAGTCGTTTACAACTTTAACTTCAGTCAAAGAGTAGTTGTTCTCGCCTTTATCAGCACCTTCTGTTTGAGCAGCGATGTTGTTAGTCAAACCGCTATTCTCACGATAGTAAACATATAGACCGCTTTCGCTTCTTACAGTAGGGATTAAATCTCTAAAGTTTAAAGACTGAGCAGGTTGAATTGCTGGGTTTGGAGCGTAAGACGCTTGTGCATCTCCAGTTAAGTTACCAGACAAAGTCATAGTCTTAACATCGCTTAAATCCAAACGATACTTACCATTGTTCTTTAAAGACTTTTCCATTGCATCGAAGTTGCCATCTAATTTCTCTAAGATAACTTCGTCAATGTGCTTAACTTCTTTTTTAGCAGCTTTCTTTTGAGCAGCTAATTGAGAATCGATTTGTTTTTGTAACTCATCTTTTACAACAGTTACTTGTGCAGCTACCTCTTTAATTTGAGCTTCTGCGTTAGCTTGAAAAGCTTTAAGGTTCTCTGCCATTTCGTTGATTAAATTTTCCATTTTTACTTTTTAAATAGATTGTTAAATTGTTTAATTGCCTTCAATACTTCCTCGTTATTCTTTTCTTCAACCGCTGGTGTCGGCTCAACTGCTTCTGCGGGTTGAGTGATAGTTTCAGCAACTTCCAAAGCCAATAACTCGGCTTGTATTTGTTTTATTTGAATCTCCATCAAAGCGAATGTGTCATCTGTAAAAGTTCCACCTCTAAATGCCTTGATTAAGTTTTCTAAACGCAAAGATAAAGTTTCCTTAGTTTCTTTAAATTCTCCCTTGAAACCCAAAGTTGGAGTTTCTGGGTTAGCACCCCATAATACCGCTGAACCTTCATAAAGTTTTAATTCAGTGATTGTACGAACTCCAGTTTGACTATCGTATTCTGATTTGATTGTACTAAAACCAATTGAGTGTTGATTGATTAAACCAGCTTCATACAATTTGATTGCATCTTCGCCACATTCAGTTTCTACTAAGTCAGTTACCGCTACAAGCATATCGCCTTCAATGTACAATTCTTTAGGCTTACCTAAAGTATGCGCCATATCTGCTTTGTGATCAACTAAAGACCAAACCATATTTTTACCTAATGGTCCACGTTCAGCAATTGTCTTAGTAAATGCAGAAGCAACAATAATATCATTGTCTAAATCAAGGTTACCTATTCTTGACCAACAAGCCTTTACAGTTCTTGTTTCTGGTGCAATATCTATGATTGTACCATCTGCGCTTTTTAATGTGTAATTTTTACTCATATAACAAAGTTATTAATTTTTTTTAATCTACTAACAAATCTCTAATTAAGTTAGAAATTTGCATCAAGGCAACATTATTGATTAAATTCCAGACTAAACCCATATCTCCCATTGGCGGATTATCTTGTAATCTTTTTGGTTTGCCATTGGTATCTCTAACCGCTTCGTAGCCTAACGTACAACGGCAATTGATAACATCGCCAGCTGATCCGCTTGGATCGCAAGGATGTAACATTTGCTCAAAACCTCCGTTCTTAGTTTTAACATTAAATTTTTCATCGTAAGGTATTTTAACTCCATCCATATGATAATGATCAAATTGATCACGAGGTACACGTCTTGTTCTATTATCTTTTGCAGCAATCCATTCCTTCATAGTTACTAACCCAGTTGCAGCAGTTCCTACCATTGAACCAATGTTCGCTGCCCTCCCAGTTTCAGTCCTTGCAATCATCTCTGCTCGATAATCGGTAATACCAGCCGTTCTTAATAGCTTGATTGTTTCTTGCATTGTCAAACCTTCTTCAACCGACTTAATCAAATATTGCTGAATTTGGTTCTTTGTTGTTTGTGTAATCTCTGCGGCTATATTGTCCAATCCTTTTAGTTCAAGGTAAGTAAGCATCACATAAGTAAATAAATCCGTTTGTTTGCTTTTAAATTCTTGTGGACCACAATAACCCTTTACCGACTTTGATACGTTCTTTTCTGCTATTTGCGCCATCTTAACACCCATTGCAATATGTAATTGTTGGATTGTCTTTTTGATGCCTTTGTCGCTGATTGCGTTCATATCTTGCGTGTCGCAATAAACGTTTACCTGCCTTTGTAATTCTTTCTTGAACTTAGGCGAGTATGTTTTTAATGCGTTAGCATAAAGTTTTTTGTAATCTTGCCAGATCATTTATTTGGATTGTATGCCCAATTCTTTAAGGATATATCCCTTTTAGAAGGACAAGTTTTATTAACTGGTTCTCCTTGCTCCATATTTTTCATCCTACTAACAAAGCTAATCGTTCTATTTGCCGACTTAACTTCATTTGCACCCCAATCTGCCTTCTTTGTACTCAATAGCTTTAAGTTCCTATTGATCGGGCTTCTATCCAAAGACGCTAATTTTGAACACTCGGTCTTTGACCAAGCCTCTAACTCCGAATAAGACATATTTACTGTGTCGTGGTATTTAGCGTAAACTTCATCCACAATCTCGCTTAAGTCTTTTTTTAACTCAACTTTAAGATCAAACAATAAATCTAAGATGTCTTGACTATTCATTTGGTATGTTTAAAGGTTGAAAATCATCTGGAGTCTGTAAGTTAGATGGGATGTATAGCTTTTCCATTTCTGCCTCATCAACGTATGGAGGTATTTCTAATCCCATAATATCCATCTTTTGCTTAGGAGCAATCCACCACGCTTTATCTAACCAATCTACTTGCTCTGCTTTGTTAGCTTCTAATTCTCCGTAAACAGTAGCATCGAAGTCCACATAAATATTTGTGCCTCTATAACCCCAATCAGAATGTAATTTTCTGTTTAGGTTATCTCTAATACCAGTAAGCAAAGGAATAGCACAACGTAAAGTCAATGCTTTTTCTCCTTCTCTTTGGTTATTATAAGTCTTGTTATCGCTATCGTTTAAAAGTTGAGCAGGTACTCCGTAAATGTTACAAAGCGCCTTCATATCCCACTTTTCACTTTCTATGATGTCTAATTCAACTGGACTTAATCCGATTTGCTTCCAATCTACCTTGTAACCACTTACCGCAATAGAATTAAAATTAGCTGAACCACCTTTTTCACTTACCGCCTTTTTAAGCGCTTGTGCTTGTTGTGTACCGCTAATTGGATCAAAGCGTTCATCATTCATAAAAAGTACTCCAGCTGGACCACCATTCTGGAAGGAAGCAACTGCTGCAGTCTTCGCTTCGTTCGAACGAGTCAAGTTTTTCGCCGCAGCCATCAAAGGAGATTGACCATATAGTTGATTCCCAGTTGTATTCCATTGTGGGTTAAAGTATTTATCTTGAAGAATTTCTTGTTTAGTAAAGTTCCAAAGTGGACCATAGTTCAATTGGTAACCTGCAATTGTTGGAGGGAAGTTTTGTATGTCAGCTAATACGTACATATATTGAGAAGGCAATACATACATTTCGTAAGGTTTCCCAGTATTATTACCGCCTTCAATCATCTTTGCGTAAATGAAAGAATTACCAGTAATCAACTTAAACGCACACCACGCTTCCACGAAATCGCCAAATGTATCTTCTCCGTTAGGATATTTCAATAACTCATTTAATCTTGCATCGCCAGTATATAATTCAAAAGCCTTTTTATGTAACTTTTCTATATCTTTCCAGTTTTCAATCTTATCTGGTTGGCTCATTAAAGCCTTGTATTTTTTAGCAGCTACTTCATCAACTACCTTGTAAACGTGGAATGGTGCAAGTTTTGCTTTATCTGTAATTAACTTTACAATTGAGTAAACAATATCGTTTGCAGAATATCCATCACGAACAAAGCTAATGTTATCGCCTCCTTGCCAAGTTACAATCCCTTGCTGGATAGCTACTTGTCCATTGAAAGGTATTTGTGGTAAAACAGTAGATAGTTTTTGTCTTTTAGTAAAAAAGTCAAGTAATCCCATTATATATGAATTTTAACAAAGTTAGATAATTTATCCTAAAATACCGACACTTCAAATTTTGGCTTATTAAAGTGTGTGTAAACGGCATATCTACAAGCATCAATAGCATCATCATTTGCCTTGACTGGTTCTTCTATGATATTGTCGTTTTTATCTTTCTTCCATTTGTAGGACTGAAACTCACGCTTTAAGTTTTGACTATTGTAGTGTATGTTTATTGGATAAGACTTCATTTTCATAATCCCCGCCCATACATCCTTAACCGCTGGTTTAATGTTAAACCCTTGTCGGTATAGTTCCTCAATACTTTTAGGTTCAGCAGCATCCGCATATATTGTTGCACGTTCTGGTAGCTTCTCTCTAATAAGTCTTGCCAAATCACTTAACGTTAGTCCGCTTTGGTAAATTATCTCCTCAAAATAGTTTTGCCCTTCGTGATGCGTTACCTTGACTAATGCTGCTGGATGCACATAACCAAAGTCCAAACCATAGAATACATCCCCATCTGGCGCTTGGTCGTATTGCTTCCATTGAGTATATATAAGTTCTTTTGCTGCTCCTCTTTGCCCTAATCCGTACACCTTCCACATAAAGTCGTCTGGTAGGTCTTTGTATTGCTCAATATTCCTTATTTGGCTTTCGCTTAGGTTAGATATGTTATTTAGATAAGTAGAATGGATGCGCTTGTTATTTGGATCATCCGCTACATCGTAAACCCAAGACACGAAGTCGGCAGGGTTCCAGTCTAAGAACACTTGTCCAGTTGTACGAATCAAAAGCTGGTCATAAAGCGCCTTACTAATAAGGTTTGCCTCGTTTACAAAAAGAATATCTCTCGCTGGTCCTTTTGCTTTATCTGGATCTTCAAGACCAAATAACTCTATGTATGAACCATTTTTAAACGTATAGATAAAATCGGTGTATTTAAAGTCGGCTTCATCCCATATACCCCATTGTTCCATTATGCCTTTAAAGTCCCTATAAACACCCCTTTTAATATGTGGTAGTGAGTGAGAAACGCACGAAATACGAATCTTTGGCGTAGTTAATGCTATGTGAATCAATAGTTGAACAACAGAATACGACTTTGAACTTCTTGATCCACCCTCGTTGCATATTACTGGATAACCAGCCTCGTATGCTTTCTTATTAGCATAAAATACTGGTGTAGCCTTAATCTTCAATTGGCTTACAATCTGCATCTGGTTCTATTGTGATTTGCACATTACCCTTAATGTCAGCGGTTATGTCTGTTGATTGCTTTGGTTTACCTTCTAATCGGTCTACTACTGCCTCGTATGCTCTTTGATCGCCTTTTAACGCTTTGGCTATCATTTGCATATCCATTAACTCAAGAACAGTAAATTCTTCTTCTTCGCCAGTTATAGGGTTGCGTTTCTTTTGCACTAAATCTAATAAACGCTTTAATCTTGTCTTACTATGTTCTGTTCCTTTAGGTTTACCAGCAGGATTCCCGCTTACTCCTTTAGGAAATGGTTTTAAATTTTGTTCGTTCGCCATATTCTTTGAATTTTCACTGAATTACAAAGATACGCCACAATTAGGGCAAACTTTGCCTTTTTTAGTATTATCAATTGATTTTGGTTCTTCTATCGTTGGTACAAGGAAATTTACATTCATCCCCCAATTACTCAAATCTTCTAACTCCCAATCTTCATTTGCTATAATATCCATATCCCAAGTTCCAAAATGTGTGTTATCAAGTACTAATATTTTTTTCTTTTGCTTCTCGGTTAAATCACGCATTACGATAACTGGCACATCTTGTATCCCTAACTCTAAACACACTCTATAACGTTGATTCCCACCTAATATTACGTTATTCTCATCTAAAATTAACGGCTTAGCTTGTAATAGAGTTGGATCTTCGCTAATAGACTTTCTTAGTTTAGCAAACTCCTCTACATCAATCTTTCTTGGGTTCTTAGGATTTGGTTTGATTTCGTTGATGTTCATTATCTGTTTTTTGTTGGTGTTCTTATTGATGCAGCTTGTGGCACTTCGTTTACTTTTAGGCTTTCAATACCTAAAGACTTAGCACATTGCCAACATTTTACTTTATGCTTTGGCAACTCGGATTCCCATACAAAATCTTCCGTTAGCCTTCCGCATTTACATAAATAGCTTCTTTTACAATATGTGTCTTTCATTATCTTCCTTGTTTACGATATGGTTTAACTGCCTTGTCCTTTGGACCGCTTGTCTTTTTGTACTTTCCACACTTCCTTTTACCGAATGATACTTTGTTTGAACTGCTAACTTTTGCCATTATAATTATTTATTAAGTCTGCCATAAAATCGAACGCTTCTTCCTTTGTTTCTCCAAATATGTAATGCTTTACTCCCTCTATTACGCAAGTGTAACAAAAATAGCCGTTTATCTCCTCCTCTTGGCAAGTATCAAATATGTTGGATTGTAAAGTCATTTATAACGTTCTATTATTTCTTCTAATTCACTTCTGGTCCATTTCTTTACTCTATTATTTACCGCCTCAAACTCTAATTCTTTAACCGCCTTTTCTCCTATTCTTTCAACTAATCCTATTCGGTACATTGCTTGGTTTCCGTGTTTATACATATTGCATCCAGCGCACTGAAGATGGATATTCCATTCATTAAACCTTAAAGCACTAAAACCTTTTACACTAAAATAATGTCCAGCTTGGTTGCCATTCATACTTCCGCAACTAATACAAGGCAATCCTTCATCCCGTTTCCTTATGTAACTATTAACTACCTTTTGGGTTTTCTCTAATAGTTTTGGTAAAGGTATTAATGGCATATGGCAAAATTAGGCTTACTTTTTCAATCTAACAACACATTCCCTATTTTGGTAAACGTATCGCTTTTTGTTTATTGGATTAATGTATTTCATAATTGTTTTGTAGTCAGTACCTATTGTTCTAATGGCTTTGGCTATTGATCTAAAGTGTATTTCTTCCTTATTGTCTAAAAATATTAATCTTATCTCTATGTTGTTGTTAATCCCAGTCATATCACTAATTTAAAAAATCCCCCACCTTTTCGACATAACTAACACCCCTATTAATTAATGATTAAATGTGGTGAGGGATAAGTTTATAATTGATTTTGTAAAAATAAGTATAAAACGTATCGCTTACACTCATTTTTTATAAATATTTCATTATTTAATTTATCTAAATCTCGTGGATGTTTAGCTATTGACTTATAATGCGCTATAATCTTATTTTTTATTTGGTCAGCCTTCTCCTTGCTTAAATTTTCCTTATTTAACACCTTACGCTTCCATAATACATCAAAAGCCATCGTATTTAGCAATTCCCAGCCTTTTTTAGCCGACTTCTCCCAGTTTTTATACAAAGCCTCAATAATCTCGTCATCTTCCAATTTTGGTACTTCTAATGGCGCAGGTTCAACATATGTCTTTTTTCGTACTTGTACCGCTATTGGTTTATAAGCTGCCATCACATCGCCAAAGAATTTAGGAGTAAATGTGATCGCCTTGTCCACCGAAAGTTTACCCATTGCGTAAAGTTCAAAAGCTACTCCAAGTTCTTTTAGCTTAAACTGTCCGTAATTATTTATTACAAATTCACATAAAAACTGAAATAACTCTATTGTAGGTACTTGACATCCGCTTAATGCTATGCAAGTCTTTAAATGCTCTTTAACCTCAATTGGAGAACAACGACTAATACCCATTGTTTCTAATGCCGAAACGACTTTTAACTCATCTGGTTCGAGTTTATTATAAATCTCTAAGGGCATTGTATTGTTGCTCAGCGTAAGTTGGTTTGCGATTGTTGCTAATTCCCGTTGCATTCAATTCATTTTTAAGTGTGAAAAATCCTTTCCATCCTTTTGCCATTGATTGTTCTATTATTTTAATGGCAATTCCTTCTTCTCCATTTGATAAATTTACTAAGTCTTTTAAAGCAGCTTGTTCGCTTTGTGGAGTTGCGTATGTAAACTTAAATTGTTTTTTCTTATAATCCTTCCACATTGCCCAATAATTTGAAAATTCTTCAGTTTCAAAAGGTAGCATTACCATTACCTTAACCTTATCCATTTCCTTATCCTTATCCATAACCATATCCTTGTCCCCTTGCAAGGGGCTTTCAAGGGGCTTAAAGTTCTCAATTTGATCTTTATACCTATCTAAATTTTTTATTATTGATGTGTGCGCTTTATTGTTTTCACTTAATCCACTTGGATATTGAAATTCAATAAAACTTGGTATAAACCATTTTGTCCCATTATCTAAAGGAATGATTTTATCTCCAAAAAATGATAAAGCCTTTTTTTCATCTAATTTTTCGCCAATCCTAATTTCAGCAACTTCTATGTCTACTTGCCAAATACCAGAATGATCGCAATCATCGCAAATGTATAACCAAAGTAGCTTGTAAGGGGCTTTCAAGGACCTTATAAATGGTTTTTTCCATTTTTCAGTATCTGTAAATCTCTTAGCCATAAAAATAAAAAAGCCCCATCAAATCCCTCCTATGTTGCAGATAGGAGTTCATCTCAAGGGCAATAAGTTCTTAATAGGTCTGCAACACCTAATGCAAATATACACTAAACCATTGAATAAGTAGCTATGTGCTTATTATTTTTTAACTTGACAATCGTGGTTTTTATGTTCATACCATCGTTTCTAAGGTCTGCTATTCTTGCAGCTAAACGGAAACATCCGAACTTATTTAATGCTTGGATTGCAGTTAGGCTTTTGCCTTTTTCTAAATGTCTTTGGATTTGTGTTGTTTGGCTCATAGTAGTTAATTATTTATTCTAAAATTATGTCCGAAATATTCCATTCCTTGTGTATCTCCATATCCTAATTCTTCTAAAAAATCTTCTAATTGTGCATCTGACATAGTATATATATCAGCTATTTTTTTAGATAATTCTTTAGTTGCAAGTAATATTGCTTGTTCCCTTGTTATATCAATTGTTGATTTCCATCCCATATAGATAGTTTTAAAAGCGCTTAACGTTTTCGCCCAACGTGGGGGTTTTTAGAATGGTAAATCTGTTTTGTGTTCTTCGTGTTCTTGTTGGTTTACTGCATATTCTTTCTTAGTAAATGCATACTCCTTACCACGACCACAATAGTTTTTCTTTTTCTTTTCGGCTCTTTCTTCAACGGATTGATTGTTCCATACATTATGAGTATTTCCTTTATCGTCTACATCTTTTAAGTAGTCCGTAGCGATGTTTGCGTAGTGTTTTACTCCGTTTTTAGTTTGAACTGGCTTCCAGTTGATCTCCTCTTGGCAAATGTTTAATACTAACATAATTATTGGTTTTTGTTTATTAATGTTTCTTCAATTTTGTTTTGTGTTTGTAAATCTTCTTCTAATTCTTCTTCATCTTCTTCTTCCCAATCGCAATGTTCTAAGCAATCTGGGCAAATATCTATTTCTGGGTAATTAGTGTGCGCACCGCAACAAGTTGAAAATGGCATAATTAATTATTAAAGTTTTCAAATTCTTCCGTTAAATCAGCTAACCTTACATATGGTATTGTTTCACGTTTAGGTTGAACTAATAATTCTGGAAAGTGTTTACGTTTGTGGTTTTTTAAATGTTCTTTGGCAATATTTAGCTTCTCCATTATTTCTCTTGCGTTGTGCGGATTGCTTGTTTCAAACTTATATTCCCAAAATTTAACATTTTCTCTTAGATCCCATAGTTTTTGTAATGGTGTCATAAAGATTGTTTTTTCTTAGTAAATAATTTAGTTATTTCTTTATCGACTAACTGTTGGTTTAAAGTGTAAAGTTCAGCTAATTCATTTGTATTTACGCATAAATCAATAGCTAATTCTAAATCTTCTAAATTATCGTGCGATTTAATATACGAAGGCTTTTCATCGCTTTGTGCCATTTCATCTCCAGTATAAAGACCACTTAAATCTTGTGGATATGCCTTGCGTAAAGCTAAAGCCTCTGCAACCTTAGATAGCATAGTATGTGGCATTTTTGCCCATAGTCCCATTGGTTTGCCATCGTTTGTTCTTTGTACGTACTCATCCCAATAAGCTACTCCAACTGCCGCTTCGTATCTAAGATCGTTATGGAATCTAAATACCGATACCTTACAAGATATTAACTTGCCGTCTTTTTCATCAAAGATAGGCTCTGATTGACCGCCATAGTTACCGCTACGTTCTGCGATTACTCGGAATCCGTCAATACTTGTTTGAATGGTCATCTTTTTAGTCCACCCAGTAGGAGTCTTTACGTTCCTATGAATGCAATAGATTTGTCTTGATAATGCATCCAAGCCAGTTCTTTGTGCTTGGTAAAGAAAGAGTTTTAATTCATCAACTGTTGCCTCTGGTGCAATCTGTGATTTGATTAACTCGACTTGATCCTTTGTGTAGGATAATTGCTGCTTTTTAGCTACTTCGTTCATATTGGTTTGTTTTAGAGTTTAAAATTAAGGTCTTTTCTGTTAATAACCAAATTAAACTAAGACATTTAAGTTGAAAACATCCTTTTTTATTGAATCGTCAAATTTGTTGGTTAATTGACCTTGAATCTTTTGGATTGAGTGTAAAACAGTTGTGCGATCCCTATTGAAGATTTTACCTATTTCTTCCCCATTTAACTCTGTTTTGTCTTTAGTTAAATACATCGCCATTTGTCTTGCCAATGCTACTTCATCGCCTCTGTATTTGCTCATTAATTGTCCATAACTGATTTGGTAGTATTCGCATACCTTTTCAGCGATTGTAATTGCGTACTCTTTTTGTTCTTGTTTGTCCATTCTGATAGTTTTTATGTTTAAATGTTTGTCTAATAAATCCTTTAATTTTTCTATTTCTTTCTTTAGCGCTTTGTTCTTATCTCGCAAAACCTCTATTTCAAGTTCTGCCATATACGCTTTGTGTACTTCTTTCATTAAAAATGCATTAAGTTGATTGGTAACATAAATTGTTCTGTAATCTCGTAAAGGTCAAGTATGATAAAATGATAGCTTTTAAGGATTCTACGCTGGATCTGGTTCATTCTGGCAATCTTGATCAATATATCTTCTTCGCTTATCATTGTCCTTGTAGTATCAAGACCTTGCCTCCATAACGATAAATCGCCATCAAATATTGCTTGTCTTCTTTGCGCTTCCTTTAGAAGTTTCAGTAGTAATGTTGCCCTTTGGTGCAACTTTAACTGTTTCTCTTGGTAGATTAGTTTGCTCATATTGTTTTAGGATTTTATAAATTAACTTACTAAGTGTGATTCCTTTTGAGTCTGCTTCTCTTTGCAGATTAGTCTTGATTTGTTGGCTTATTAATGCCGTTACTATTGTTTTCATATATTGCTTTTATTCCTTCTGCTAATTCTTTACAAGCTACTACTGTTTCTTTAACGTAGCCGTTTGGCATTGCTTTTAATTGCGTATCTAATGTATAGATAAAGGTTTCTATTGCATCCATTATATATCTTTATTAATTGTGATTAAAAAGCACAAGAACATAATGTGATGGTGTTCAGTTGTGCCAAGTGTTAAATAATTAAACTTTCTTGTTGTTTTTGTTTTGTAGTAGCCAAAGGCTAACATTGGGTAAGTTTTGATGTTCATATTTTATTGTTTTTAGGTTTTTTGCTAACTGGTGGAGGTGGCGGAATTCTATTACTATTACTTTCAATTAAAATTTTCCAATTAAGTAATATAAATACAAGTGAACATACTAAAAATACAATCATAAATAATAAGTAAATCATAATTAAATGTTTTGAAGGATTGCGGTAATAATAAATGCCACGCATACAATGATAAATGCGTACATAGGCTTAATGCTTTCTTGTTGGTAGCGTTCGTTAGCCTTTTCTTGTGGTGTTTTTAGTCTGTTCATATTGGTTGTTTTGGTTTATGAAATCAAAGATAGTGTAAAAACTTATAACTTTATCAAACAAAGCAATTATTTTTTATAATTGTGATGAACGGCAAATAATAAGGATAAATGGTAATATTTTCCTTATTTGCATGAATTTTTCCAATTTTTCATGCATTTTATGATATGCTTTTGTCCAGTTTATTAAAAAAAACGCCACCCCAATAAGACTAAAGGGATGGCTTACCAATATGAACTATGCAAATATATAAAAAAACCCCAGCTTTTTACACTGGGGAACATATGAACCAACAACTATTTTGATCCATCTTGAAGCGGAACATTATTCGAATTATCTACCCTCCTATAACCTTCTTTCCACAAAATCTTACATAAAGTTACACTTTTGTCCACAATTGCTTCCTCGCTATCGTCTGGGTAAAGCAGATGTAAACACTCGTGCAAGATAATCTCCATATGTTTTTTGCCTTTTAGTCTTGGATCAAGATAAACAACGCCATCGCTATCAGCCATTCCATATGCCTTTTCACGACCTAATTTCTTATGTACAACCTTAATCTTCATCTTTCATATCTAATAAGTCAAGTCTATCAACTTCTTTAAATAATATTATTTCGCCACCACGAATCTTGCCTAACGCTATTTTTATATCCTGCTCGATATCGTAAATGTCTTGCAGCTTATTAACCAACCAAGTTTCTTGCTCGGATGGTTTTAGTTTGTTGAAATTTTTTGGGTATCTCATAATAAAATTAAATTTGTTTTATTTATTGAATTTGAATTTAACATATTTTTTAAAGTGCTATAATTATAGTTATACATTTCAGCAGCTTCTCTTATAGAGTAATTAAATACGCCATTTTCTAAATTTAAAACTTGTTTACTTGATTTATGATTTTCTCCTTTTACTGCTATTGATTTCATTAATTTTCTTTGTCTAATCTTCCATTCCTCACTTCTTTTAACACCATACATAGGGTTTAATTCACCTTTTAAGAATTCTATACCTTTATTCCAAGATGGTTTATTTTTTCTTGGATGTTCATTTAATTTCCAGTAATCCTTACTTTTTTTAGATAATATCTGTTTTTGCTTATCTGATATTACCTTATTTTTATGCGACAATCCTATTTTCTTTTTAGTTTCATCAGACATATTAGTATATGTATCATCAATTTTTGGCAATGAAAGATTTAGTCCATTTTTACCAATTACATCATACTTTTTGCCATATATGAATTCATACTCATTTCTATCAATTTCATCGCACATATATACTATTTCAAAAGTATGATTTTCAAAACCATATTTTTTTAATGAATGATATAGTTTTGTTTGATTAATACATCTTAAATTTTTATATTTTGACTTTCTACCGACTAAATCAATAGTTGATCCAATATAAATTTTACCTTTTGGATTTGTTATTTTATATATGTAAGTTATTCTACCCATTATGTATTTGTTCTAACTTTTTAAGATAAATAATAGCATCTTGTAATTCTTCTCTTAAATGTGTTATCCATTGAGCAGTTGTTAAATCCTTACGATCCATAGTTGTACCATAAGTTTCTAAACCTTTTGCTTCCCTTTGGCGCATATCTTCTATTACTTGTGTTAGTACTTCGCTATCCATTATTTATCAGTTTTAGAGTGAAATTTATTACAAGTCTTGCACTTATATTGGATTCTCGTTAAACCAGTAGCCG